CTTAAATAAATATAATAAGAAGTTGTAGATGTTCTTGAGTTCGTAACGGTTGCATATGAAGTGTTATCAGTGTTATGATACATATTTGCAGCATTACTAACTGATAAATATTGGGTACTACTTAAATAATATGTACTTGGGATAAGTCTAATCGTTGGCATTTACTCACCCCACAGTCTTTAAATAAATATCACCATTAGAACCTGTTGAACTTGATGGTGTTGAACTACCAGTATAATAATTTACAAAAGTAAGAGTCCCTGTTACAGATGCAATACGATCATCATCATTAGCGTCACCAACTTTAACTGTTACACCAGATGCAATGTTTGCTGCCGATAATCCACTTACAGTAACAGCTTTAATCGTTTGAGTTCCAGTTGTATATCTTCCCGAAGGAATTGTCTGGTCTGTTGTAGATGTATTATATGTCGTTGCTGCAACCGTTGTAAGCTGCTGTGTAGCTGTTTTAGTTCCAGATTCAACAACTCCAGCCGCTTGAACGGAAGTTGCTGTTATAAGTCCGGAAGAACTTACTGAAATAGAAGGAATAGCTTGAGCGACTGTACCAAGAGAACCGGTTATTTTATTTCCTGCTGCATTGTGAGCAGTTATTCCATCAAGAGCTGATGAAGCAGTAATAGTATCTTTAGTGACATCCATTAAAGTCTAACCATTTAATATAATTTTTGAAAATGCCATTATAATGCTCCTTAACCAACTATACTACAACTAATAGAAATAGGAATATTATTTTTATAAGTAATATGAAAGATTGCATTTGTCGAATCTGTGTTTTCAGCAGTTATAGAAATATCATTAAATGAATTTAAATCAAAATCTTCAAATTGATCTACTTCATCTGAAGTTTCAATACGAATATCATTTATATTAATTGAATAATTTAAATCTGATAAAGATATATAAACAGAAACATATGCTCCAATTGGAATAAATATACTTCCTCCTACAGAACTTCTACCACCACCAGCATATTGATCAAAAGAACATGCCGAAATATAATTAGATAATTGTGTAAAGGGTTCTGATGAAACTAAAACATTTATATGTCCTTCAGATTGACTCGCACCAAAATAAAAACTCGTTTCTGGAATAAAATTAGTTATGTATAATTTAAGCTACTACGTTTCAGTTTCTTCGTATATATGTATATCAGGAAATATATTATTAATAGTATAAGTAAAATCTATATTTCCAGTACCAGATGCAATTACTGTTTCACCTTCTGTTATCTCATAATCTTTTTGATTAGGAATAACAATTTGTATGTTATCTCCAGGATTTACTAAAAGTAATGGATTAGATGCATTTAAACTATCTGGATACCGATTTCCTTTATATAATATATATCCATTATAATCATCTTTAATTAATTGACTTATAGTAACAAGATATGGATATGGTTTTATCGCTTCAACAGTAACCTGTGAAAGTCCATCATATTGTTTAGTAACAGTAGTTGACCCATTTGTTTCTTCGTATGTTCCAGGAGTTATTATTTGTGCAGTAGCAGAAGGTGTAATAGTTCTATTAGGTTCAAGATTAGGCTATACATTTACCTCTGCGCTTGCATAGTTTGTTACATTATGAGTTCCATTAGTAGTAATATTTGTAGTTCCAGCTGGTTGAATATATCCACTAGGAATAGGAACATTTACATTTGCACTTGCATAATTCATTACATTATAAGTTCCGTTGGAAGTGATATTTGTAGTTCCTGCTGGCTGAATATATCCGCTAGGTATAGGAACATTTACATTCGCAGTTTTATAATTATTTACATTATGGATTCCGTTAGTTGTTATAGTTGTAGTACCCGCTGGTTGAATATATCCACTAGGGACAGGAACTTGTACATCCACCATACGATACCCATAAACATCATCTACACCATTTTGAGTAATTTGACGAATAGGATACAATATCCAAACTTGGCCTTGATCTTCTCCAGATAATAACTATAAACTTATATCATTTCCTGGAAGACAAAATACATAATAAGGATTATTAGTATCCGTTTCTCCTAAAACCTATTCAAAATTATCATATACAATTCCTTGATTATTATTACCAGAATTAGCATATATTTTACAAGTATCTCCAGCATAAAATGAAAAAAACCCCTATTTGTATATTGTACCATTATATTCAATATAAGGTCCATTAGAACCTGTATTTGGTTCTGTAATTGTCGCCATATAAGTTCGCGCAAGATGTAAACCCTATATAGCAGTTGTCATTTGATTTATAGTTATTGGATTATGAAAAACTGTTTTCTGCTGGACTGCTTCAGCAAGATCGTCAAGCTTGCGTTTAGTAATAATTACTTTATTAATTGTTTCTTCACTCATTTATTTTCTCCTTAAAATAGGATAAAAGTATTTTATCTTATTTTACTTCATCCTTTCAATGTGTTTTAACCATCCATCAATAGTCATTGATTCGAGTTGCATTCCTTCCATTACGCTTCTGCCTCTAATTCCTTGAGAAATTTGGATTTTATCCATTGGAGAAATTTCATTCCAGTGTTTTTTATGCTTTTTATAATATTTTTGAAAATGTTTTTCTGTCATATCCCGATATTCTTTATTTTCTTGGTTAATCCATTCAATTTTATTCATCGTATAATATGCATCAAATATCATAAAAGCAACATAGAATAATGCTTTATCTTTTGCGTTACGTTTTAAAAACTCACCAACAAGAGCATCATTACTATCAATCATATTTTTATATGTTTTTAATATATATTTTGGATCATGTCTACATACACTTTCATCTCGCCATTTCCATAAATAAAATGGAGTAGGGCAATATTTAACATTCTGAGAAAGATTAGAACATTGAATATTAAAGAAACTATCTTCATGAATCGTAAGATTAGGATTCCAACGAATATCATTATCAATTAAATATTGCCGTCTATGAACTTTACCATGAACAAATGTACTATCCATTTCACGATTAATATAAATAGGTTCTTTTGTTTCAGGGTGTCTTGTTTCTTCAACAAATACTGATGTTAAACTATCAAAACCACCATATTCAATTTCACGAAATACAATCCATAATCCACACATGTTATAAAACATATCATCAGCATCACAGAACATTACATAATCTGCAGTTGCATGATCAAGGCATGCATTACGCGTAGCACTGACTCCTAAATGTTCATTAAAATAATATTCGATTTTAAATGGGTAACCATTTATAAGTGCGTCACTTAAGTGGACGTCGGAGCCGTCATTTACTATGACGACTCCAATTTCATTAAAGTCTACATTTTGCTGAAGAGCTATGCTATCAAGTAATGGTTTTACGATATTATCAGTTTCATGGTATTGAGGTATTAAAATTTGTAATTTCATTATTCAGTTTACTCCAATTTTAATTATTCTGATACGAAAAATGATGAAAAGAAACTCCAATTAGTAGCAGTTAAATATGATGAATAAAGAGATGATGGAACGTGGATATATCCATTGCTAGTATATGTTGAATATCCAGAAAAAATTGTATTATTAAATGCATTAGTACTAGAAAGTGTTACTAATCTGCTTCCAAGAAGATATAAATCAACAAGTCTTCTGCAATTAGAAAATGCACCAGCTCCAATAAATGATGCTTTTGGTAAACTAACAATCGAAAGAGAATAACAATATTGAAATACATAATTACCAATAGATTGTAAATCTGGGAATGTAATACTTCTTAACTTGCTACATCCGGAAAATGCATATGCATCTATTGTTGTTGCAACAGGAAAACTTACTGATAGAAGTGAAGAACAAGACATAAAAGCACTTGGAGAAATTAATGTTGCTAATGTAAATTCTACATTATCTATTTTCGAGCATTGTGCAAAAGCATACCTACCAACTATAGAAGCAGTCTCATTCTTAACATTTCCGGAAATTGTACGAGTTATTAAATCATCATAATTATTACATAGAGCACTAACACTAACATTAGCTACAGTATAATCTTTAACATTGTATGTTCCATTTTCAGTAATAGAAATTGTTGAAATTATGTTTTCAATATATATTTTATAATTATTTGCTGTTACATTAACATCATTATCTGATGTAGTAAAAGTATAAGAATTTGTATATCCACCACCAGTTGATACAACCTCTCCATCAAGATAAATAGTTCCACCATCAACAATTCTAAATTTAAATGTATCACCTGGAACAAAACTATAAGTTGCACCAGTAACAAAATCTTGTCTAGTTCCTCCATTTTTTTCTATAGTATATGTTGATCCTTGAGCACCTAATAAAGTTAAAGTATAAGTTGGTGATACATTTACACTTGCGCTTGCGTAATTTTTAACATCATAAGTCCCATCAGTAGTAATATCTAATGTTCCAGCCGGTTGAATATAAGAGCTTGGTATAGCTTCTACTGTTACCTGTGCAAGACCATCATACTGTCCAGTAGCAACGTTTGCCCCACTCATAGTAAGTTCATATATTAAATTCTGCGTCGCTCCTGAATTCATAGTAAGCCTATAATAACTATTATAACAATCAAAACGAAGTGTGGCCTCTGTTGCACCAGATCCTATATGATTATCAAAAGTTATATTATACTAATAAGATGATGGATTTTTTATTTCAGTGAAAGACCCACTATCGAGTACCGTATGATTTTCATTATATACTTTCCATTTAATAGTAAAAAAGATTGGTTCTGCCCCATGTTTTTCATAAGATAACTTATAGTAAAGATCAGCTGTTGAATCTTGATAATAAACATTAGACTGGCCAGTAGATATATTAATTGTTTCTGTTCTTTCTTTCCAAAATACAGTAGTTCCTGCTATATTATAAGTACCAGCAGTTATTATCTGCGTCTCCTAAGAAGGAATAACATTTTTATTAGATTCAAGATTAGGCTATATATTTACTTCTGCTGCTTTATAATTATTCACATTATGAGTCCCGTTAGTAGTTATAGTTGTAGTACCTGCTGGTTGAATATATCCATCTGGAATTGGTACATTTACATTTGCAGTCTTATAATCATTTACATTATGAGTTCCATTAGCAGTTATACTTATAGTTCCTGCTGGTTGAATATAAGAACTTGGAATAGCTGCAACAGTAACTGCACCAGTAGTATACCTGCCTGCTGCAACAGCAGTTTGAGCAGAAGTAGTTGGCGTTACAGTTTTTGCTGCCTGCGTGGTAAGATTTAATGTCCCAGTTGTTGTTCCTGCTGCAACATAACCCGCGGCCTGGGTATGGGACGCTGTAACTACCCCTGTAGAAGAATTAATACTTGCTGTAGGATTTGCATGAGTTGCAGTTGCAACAGATTTTGTTGCTTCGGAAGCATAGTATCCTGCTGGAACTGTTACAGTAGCGCCGCTTGCTGTTAAATTAGAAGATGTTTTTGTTACAATATTACCTTTAACTTCCGCGCCGTCTACAAATCCTGAATACCCAGATAAAATCTGGGAAGCACCTGCCGCGGTTTGTCCGCTTGATACAGTGTTTGCCGCAGTAAAAGTTCCAGTAACACCGGCAATTCTATCATCATCTGCTGAATCACCAACTTTAACTACAACTCCACTCTTTATATTTGCTGCTGAAATATTTGAAGTGGTAACACCACGAATTGTCTGTGTTCCTGTTAAATATTGTCCCGATGCAATAGTTTGATTAGATGTATTTACATTATATGTAGAAGCAGCTTTTACAGTAAGTTGTTGAGTTTTTGATCCACTTACCGTAATTTTTCCTGCTGTACCACTAGATACATATCCAGCAGAAACAGTAGGAGTAACATTTTGAGAAGTAGATGCAGTTGCAGTAATTAAACCACCAGTACTTACACTAATTGTTGGATTTGCTGTAATAGTTGTAGCTGGTGTTGTTGCAGAACCACTTGCAACAGCTTTTGATGCTTGGGAAGAATAATATCCTGCGGGTACAGTAACTGTGGCTCCACTTGCAGTAAGGTCTGAAGAAGACTTTCTTGCAATATCAGATCCTACATATGTAGATGATATTGCTCCAACGCTAACCTTAGCAAATGCATCATATCCAGTGTCTGGAGTTATTGTTTGCGCTGTTTCAGAGGGAGTCACACTTTTATTTCCTTGTAATGTAAACGTCTCTGACGCAGTAATTTCTCTAATTGTACCACCAGCTGCATCTTGTGTGTCCACTATTGTGACTACTCCGCCCGCGGCGGTTCCTGTAAGTTTGGTGCCGTCCGCACCGTACGCAGTGTAGCCTTGTAATATTTCACTGGGTGTAGCAGTAGCATCAGTCGTATCAACGAATGACGCACTGCCGCCACCAGTCTTAGGCAACACCACAGATGGCACACTTTGAAAGTTTTCGCCATTAATAGTGATGTTTTGTGCCATATTTCCTCCTTTTACTCATTACGAAATACTAAGAACCTTTGTAGCTGAATCTTGAGATACAACAGGTGTTGTTAAAGTACCTGTAATTTGTTCTCCATTAACAAAGGCTTTATATCCATTTAAAATACGAGAAGCATTTGCTGCATTTGTTGTAAGAGCAGTGTCAACAACTGTTGAACTACCAGCGACACCAAGAATAGTTACTCCAGATCTAATATTGCCAGAAATAATTTTTGCTTGTTCAGCAGAAGCTATTGAAACACTACCTCCACTAGTATAACCAGCAGGTACTGTTACTGTTCCAGCTTTTGTAGAAATTGTTCCTGAAACAGGTCCATTTGATGCTATTGAACCTTTTACTTCAACCCCGTCTACGAATGCTGAATACCCAGATACGATCTGGTCAGCACCGGCCGCGACCTGTCCATTAGATACAGTATTAGCAGCTGTAAAAGTACCAGTTGCAGTAATAATTCTATCATCATCAGCAGAGTCACCAACTTTAATAGTTATTCCACTTTTAATATTTGCAGCAGAAATGTTTGCTGTTGTAACCGCTCTTATTGTTTGAGCACCTGATAAGTATTGTCCAGCTGCTATAGTTTGATTAGATGTGCTTACATTATAAGTAGCAGCTGCTTTTGATGGAATACTACCAGCTACAAGAGTACCATCACTATTATAAGCTGAATATCCACTTAAAATTACTCCAGATGCAAGATTTGCATTAGCTCCGTCTGGAACAAGTTTTGCAAGACTAATTTTAATATCATCGACATAACCTTTATTTATATATAAAGAATCTCCAGCAATAAGAACAGGAGCATCATCTGTAGAAGAAATATCTACATATGTTTTACCTGATGTTGCTGAATTAGCAAAAGTAGCAGCCTATATAGTACCAGTTTGAATCCATCCTGTATTCCATGTAGCTGTACCTCTAGTTGCAGTTGTCCCAGAGACTGTTGTTTTACCTTCTGTAATAGAAGTTGTATCAAGTTGTTTTGTATTGCTTCCTTTAACTGTAACTGTTCCAGCAGTACCCTAAGCGATATAGCCAGGAGTAACAGTTGGCGTTATAGACTGAGAACTACTAGCTGTAACTGTAACAAGACCAGTAGCACTAACAGAAATAGTTGGATTTGCTGTAATGGTTGATGCTGGCGTACTTGCAGAACCAGTAGCAATAGTTTTAGTCATATCGGAAGCATAATATCCAGCAGGTACTGTAACCGTAGCTCCAGAAACAGTCATATCTGAAGCTGCTTTTGGTACAATAGCACCTGTATATTTTGTACCATTAGCATAGGCTGTATATCCAGATAACATCTGATCTCCACTAGTTAAAGTAGCATCAGAAGTATCATAAAAGTGAGCGGTTCCTCCACCCGCTAGTGGGATATTAACCTAAGGTACACTATTATATGTTACGCCATTAATTATTACATTTTGTGCCATATTTTATCCTTCTTTAAGACACTGTTAAAACAGCGCCATCCCATGTTATTAATCCCCAATTACTTGGTATTGGTTCGACAATTATATCTTCTGTAACAATTTTTCCAGCGGTAGCAACTACCTGCTAAGAAGTTGTAGGTATAAAATTAGTCATACCATCATATGTATTAATAATTCCGACTATTTTATTTCCATCGGAACCATATGCAGTATAACCTAAAAGAATTTTATCTGCTGTGGCAGTTGCATCCGTAAGATTTACAATATCTTCCCCATTAATATTAACGATATTTACTGCCATTTTTTAAATTACCCTCCTATTTATATAATAGTACCAACGGTAACAGTAACTCCGCCGGCTGCATTATCAGTCATTGTAATTGGAATTGCAGATACTGTTACTGATGAAAGATAATTATATGTAGGAGAATCGGGTACAATAGTTTGTTGTGTAAAAGTTGGAATAATTGTTTTCTATTGTGCATTAACATCTTCTGTTCCTGTCATTGTTCCTACAACGCCAAGAATTTCTACACCTTCTCTAATATTACTAGCAATAATTTTAGATTGCTAATCAGAATCAATACTGACAGAACTAGTTCCGTCATAATAACCCTGAGGAATAACATAAGGTGTATTAATATCTGAAATAGTTCCAGATAATGCACTATTATTCTATATTGTTCCGGTTATTTTTTCTCCTGCAATATATGCAGTTTTATTTGCTAAAATATCTGCTGCTGTTGCAGTTGCATCTGCGGTATTTGAATCATAAGTACAGGAACCAACAATAGGAGCACCTGATTTATCATGCGCAGTATATCCTAGTAATAAATGATCCTCATCTACTGTGTCAGATGTTAAATCAATTAAAACTTCCTAACCAAAAATTATTTTATTTTTATATTGATTTGCCATCAAAATCTCCTTATCCTATTATCACTGTATAACCACCACTTTCATTTAAAGTTTCAGAATATGGAATTTTTCTAACTATTATATTGTCCTATAATCTTTTATTCGCTGTTTCTAGTAATATATCTAAATCTACTAGTGGAATTATTTCATACATTCCAGTATATACAGGATAATCTTTTGAAAAAGTTCCTGGAGTTAAAGTTCCAGATAGGGTCAATGTATTTGTTAAAGTTCCAGAGAGAGTATCAAGAGAAGATAATGACCCTATAATTTCACCATCTATTCTTGTTAAATCTGCCATTTTAATGTACCTCTGGTGTTAATTTAAAAACTGCCTAAGTAATAAAAGTATCAACTCTTCCATCTGGAAAAGTAATCTATATATCATAAACATAAGTACCAAAACCTAAAGGTTTTGTATCACTTGGTTCTAATTCTAATATCATTGTATCATAAGGTATTTCTTTTATTATTAAAGGCTAAGTATCTTTATATTCAGTTTGCCTTGTATTTAATTGCGGATGTTTAAGTGCAAAACGAATTGTGTCTCCATTTTGAGGGGTATATACAGTTCCATCTTTATAAGTAGTTCCTACAAGAACTCGTAATGTATCTCCGCGAGTAAGCGTAATAGAGGTTCCTTTAATTACACTTGACATAAATAACCTCCTTGTTTATTTTCTATTATAAAAATTATGTTGGCTGATTAATACCATACTATATATCATCTCCATTTATATACTATTCCCAACCATAATTATAAATAAGAGACTATCCTTGATCTAAACTGCTAACAGATAAGGAGAGCATATATTCTCCCTATGTATCTGGAGGAGTAGGTAATCCACTACCAGATCCGCCTCCACTCTAAATAGCCGCTTTATTTTCATTAATAGCACCTATTAAATTTTTAGATGTAGTATTTAAATCTGTTAAAGGAGTTTTAAAAAGATTTTTAATTTTTCCTTTAGTGGTAAGGTCATTACTGAGATCATATATAGCTAATTCATCATTTTCGACGAAACTAGTTAATTCAGTAAGTTCATCTATAGTTTTATTAGCCATAAAAAGTTCCTTTCTTAGTTTTAAGATATTGATATAATAATTCTAAAAAATAATAAAAAAATAAGGACAATATTTTATAATATTGTCCAAAGTAATCATTTTCTTTTTATACTTTTTTCCCAATATTGTAACCATTTTTCAAAGGTTTTAAAACGCTCATGTCTCCATGCTAATCCTGTATAATGAGGAGATTCTTCTTCTTCCCACTCTTCAATAGCTTCTCTCTTTGACCAATGCCAATTCCAGTCAGAAATCTCCCATGACTCAAAAATTTTTTTAAAAGACTTGCCTTTAGAGGGAAGATTATCCTGATTTGCTCTAACTTTTTTATTAGCAAATTTTTTCATGTTTTTGCTAGCAGTATCTTTTGCTCTCGGATGTTTTTTATATGACCTACTCATAATTAATAAAATTTTTTAATTTAGCAGCTTTGTTAATATCATTTTTATATTTTCGAGCGTCTTCAATAGTAGAAAAATAATAAATTAGGACATCATATTTAGCTTTATAACTAAGATTTACAGCATGATACTTTGAAATAAGTAATTTTACAAAATCAACAGGGGAAAGGTCTAAAATAAATGCTGGATACCAACAATAATTGGAACACGCGGCGAGGGCTGAAACGTCACCACATAGCCATTTGCCGTTACACTCCCAAATTTCAGCATGATATACATGTCCCATTAATTCTCCTTACTGCAATCCAAGTGCTTTAAGAAGGTCTTCCACGTTCTGTTTTTCTTCTTCAGTAACTTCAACCTTTTTCTTAGGGGCTGGGAAGTTACTAACCGGTGCCTCTTCTTTAACAACCGCCGCGTTCACTTCTTCTCCTACTGATACATTGTCTTTTGCACACGTTAAAGCTACTTTAATCTGCACAAGAGTTCCGTTTTCATCCCACGGAATACGAAGTTCTTTTCCAGAATTATACATAAAACTTCCTTCAAAGACTTCAAGCATTTTTTTAAAAATCTGTTCTTTTGCAACTGCTCCCCGAGCCATAGTTACCTCCTCTTAAACACCTAATAATCTTTACTTTTTTCTAAACTTTCTGCTAATTCTAATAATCTTTCACAAAGTTGACAATTATCACCTTTTAAACATTTTCTATTACATTTAATTCTTCTCTAAGCAAACTCTTTTCCAAGAATATAGTAATTATTTACCTAATTATCCATACCTTGAATAATTTCTCTTAGTTTTCCATTCCATTCTTTATCTTTAAAATATATCTCATATAAAGTATTTTGACGTTCAATAGAATTATAAAATTCTATTACATCTACATATTCTCCATATATGTCTATATCTTCTGGGCGAATAAAGAATTGCTTAAATCCATCATTATACTTATTTAAATTATTATCTACCTGAACAATATTAGCATAACATCTAATTCTAATATTTTTTTCTTTAGCTATTGGACTTATTTTATCTAATTCAAAAGCTAAATCACCTGATATAAAAATATCACTTACACCAATAGAAATGTAAGTTAAAAACTGGTCCCAAGTATACGCAGGAATAGAAAAATAAAATGGAACAGATGTAATTTTTTGTGACTTTTGACCAGGAAGAATAATTGCTATATTATATCCTTTTTCATAAGCAGCAATCAATAAATTAATATCATCTTCTGTATATTCTTCTGGAAGTCTAATGTTTACCCTTTGAGACTTAGCATATATATCTAAAAATTTATTTAATTTTATCTATTTATTGCGGAAATCTATATTAAACTAATCTATTTCTGGTAAATATTTAAAACTCTTCCGCCATTCTATACAACTTTTCATTTGTAATTCGCATCCTTTTATGCCCTATAAATTCAAGAGCATCTATATAATTATCAGTATCAAAAGGAACAAAATCACGCCTACTCGCGGGCGTCCGTTCAAACCCTCCCATAATTTGGTTAAATTCTTCTTTAGACAGGGCCGCCGCAATTTCAATACCATATTCACTTATAGCATCATTATAAGTATACATAATTTTCATTCCTTTATAATAATATTATATCATAAATTTTAAAAAAGGGCAACTTTATTTTGTTACCCATTCTTTAAAATCTACTTCATATAACCCATGCCACAATTCTTCCTTGGTATTCTCAAAAATATAAACTGGACTTTCTTCATTGGCAAAAATTTTCATGCTGACTAATTCTGTTTTAAAGTAACTATCTAATTTATTAGCTGCATCAGCATAGGAGTCAGCAAATAATACCCCATGCAAAGTTTCTGTTCTTTTTTCAACTTCATCATATCTTTCTATTTCAAATTCATACGGAGCTTCCATCCCACATTACCTCCTATTCACAGTAACCTGCATAATCAATAACTACTGCTTGATTTCCCACATAACCAATATTACTTCTATGTAAATCTGAAAAATTATCATCTAAGAAACAAATAAAATTCTTTAATTTATTTATATCAAAATTAAAATTTTCTAAGCATAATTCTAACCATATATTAGGTAAATTAGTCCATATGGACTTTTTCATTTCTTTGACCATTTTTTTTGATTTATTAGAAGTTTTTCTATAAGAATCAATATATACTTCAGCCTTTTGCTGTGTGTACATAGGCCAATCAAAACTTAATACACTATTTGGCAAAAAGAACTTTTCAAAACCAGAACCCTTTATAATATCTTCATAATAAGCACATTCCTGGTCACAATAATCCCAGCCTTCTTGTCCCCCTCCGGAAAACATATAGAATTCTTCTTCTAATTCTTCATTTTCTCTGTATTCACCATCAAAGGGAATTTTAATAACATAATCAGCTTCTTTTGGAATTATAACGCATTTAGTAGCACCTTCTTCAAAAGTAAAACTAAAATTTGGAAAATTTTTTTCAATTTCATATACTAAATCATCTATATCATTACTTGTGAAATGGCATGATATAAACTTTTTATTAAAAAATTCTTTAAAATTACTTACGTTATAATCCATAATTTTTCTCCTTATTATAATAATATTATAACATAAATTTTTAAAAAAATAAAGAGGGGCATTAAGCCCCTCTTTATTACAAATTACTAGGGTAGCTTATATCAAGCTTTGTAATACCCCATCAGCTTTCTGTCACCAATTTTGACAGTTTTCTTTTCGACCACACCAAGGTCAACAAGCTGCTTAGTACGAGCAGTTACTTTAGCAGGAGTAAGACCATCTTCATCAAGAGCATCAAGAATACCCTCAACAGTAATCGGCTCTTCGCCAATTACAGCAGAGATTCGCTCTCTCAGCTCATCTCCAGCTGCTTTCTTCTCAGAAGCTTTCTTCCGAGCCGTAGCTGCCTTACGGTCAAGAGCAGCAACTTCTTTCTTGACCATTTCAAGGACATCTTCTTTATCCTCACGGTCAACAGTAGCAAAAACTTCAGCAATTACATCATACATTTCTCTCTTAGTCATAGTTCACATACCTCTTTCTTTTTTAAAAGTGTTTTCTTATTTCTTATGTATTTATTATATCAAAAATTTTTTAAAAAGTAAAATAATTTAAAAACTTTTGTAAAAGTTCATAATCGCGGGCTGCAGTTTCTTCCATAGGGCTGAAACCTCATCTGTATGAGTTCTCATGTAATTCCCCGCCCAATCGGTCGCCGCGCATTCAATAGACAAATGGTAATATTCCATATCATCTTCGCAATTAAAAATTGCTCTCATATAGTCTTCCCATTCATCATCATCAAAATCATTTTCTGTCTCATGATGACCTACTTCATGCATAATACTCCATAAAAATATGTCAGCATGAATATCGGGATACCGCTTAGTTACAAAGTTCATAAAAGTTTTAGCATGAACGTCTTTTACAGTGAGTGCAAATTCAACAGTGTTAGAAAATGGATAAAAACCAAAAGCTTCTCCAAAATTTGATACACAATCAAAAGGTTTCAAAAAGTCATTAAGAATCTCTGTAATAGCAGTAATTTCCTTCTTCAAAAGCTTATCTCCCTTCTTTTGATATATATATTATATCAAAAATTTTTTTAAAAGTAAAATAATCTTATTTAAGTTCTTTTTCTGTGATTATAATGGTCGGCCATCCACTGTACATAGCACTGTCTAGATGATGACTATAAACATAATTTTCAGCTTCTTCTCTTGTCGGAAAAACTGCAATTACTTCTCCATAATAAGTCTCTCCCCATCCACCATATCCATCAATTTTTTGAACCATATAAATAGTCATTAACATACCTCCTTTAAAATACAACGATTAAGGTAAGTCTGTTTCACACCACGATAAGCATCATATTTTTTAACCGTGCCGGTAAGAAGATATTCATGACCAACAATAGCCTTATCTTCATCAGGCGGACAAGAGGTAAACCAGACCAATGCGTTGCCATTATAATCAAAAGTGAACATGATAGATTCTCCATATGCGCTGGAAACCACGCGGGCGCCGGTTAATACTACCTTGAGGTCACGCATACGCTGCTTAATCTCTCCTACCCATTCAGATTTAGACTCAGGCATAGCGGCGATTCGAGCGGCTTCCGCGATTTCTTTCGCATTGTCTTTCAGTTCAATTCTCTTAACACGCGGATACCAATCATACAAGTCATCAAACGGAATTGCGATATACTCGTAGCCTTCCGGAAGCTGGTTGGAATTTCCTGTAAAGTACCAGTTTAAAGCAGGGTTGTAACGGCCGCCGCGTTCTTTAATCCAATCTTTGATTTCAAATGTATTTCCACTAATAAGATAAACAGTAGGATTTTCTACATCAAAACCAAATTTTTCAAGAAGAGCTGCTTTATTTTCTTCTGCTTTTGCGTCTAATTCAGCAATTCTAGCTTTTTCTTTTTCAATTCTACGTTCTTTTGCTCTTTCCTGGTTTTTAGTGTAACGGGCATATTCTTTTTCTGTATAAGCTTTAACCCATTTGTAGATATATTTATCACCATTACACTGATAGCATATACCGCCATCTACCGGGATAGGAATCATCTTGCCATTTTCAACACGAGAAACGATAATACCCAGTCCACTGCATCTCGGGCATACTTCTTTGATATATGCTTTATGATTTTCTTCATCAATTTTTTTGATTTCTGCGTGTTCATAGCTCGGAGCGACATACCATTTTTCATTCATAAGTACAACCCCTTTCTTTTCTTTCCTCTTGATATAATAATTATATCAAAAATTTTAAAAAAAATAAAGGGAAGAGATTTTATTTTAATCTCTTCCCTTAAAATTACCATTTTGCTTTTATCTTTTGATATAGCTATTCATAAGCCTTTTGTTCAAAAGCATAATGTTTTTCTTTTGCATTTATATATGCTTCATATACTGCATTGCGTAAAATAACATCTACATTAATATATTTACGTTCTACATTTTTCATATAAGATTTAAAATTTCTATGTAAATTTACATAAAGGTATTTATAATATAAACCATAAGAAATTGATGCAGATATTATAATAATTCCTAAAATAATAAAAACTAATTTAAGCAAGGTATTCACCTCTATTCACTTCTCCAGTTTTGCAACTAAAGAGTTATTTGTTCTGTTTCTCCAAAAGTATTTCCAGTTTTTATATTATAATCTGCATCCATTACATCCCAAAAATCTGGTTCTGATTTTGGAAAAATTCTATTTTTTTCATTTAAATAATGACTATTTCTCTAATCAAAAGCCATAATAACCTCCTTATTCTGTATACCCTAAGCCTTCATTGAGTTTGTCTATATTCTTTTGAAGTTTCAAGAAGGCTAAGAATAAACTATGGGGCGTACTGCCAGAATAAACCGAGATTGTTTCTCGATTAAGATTGTCTTTAAGAAATTGAAGCAGAGCTTGCTGCTCAAAGATGGTAAGTGTATCTGTATTCATTCTAAATTATTAATCCTTTCAATCTCTGCTTCAGTAAGCAAATGCTCATTAAGTCCATATTTATGTAGAACTTCATAAATATATTCATTAGGGTTTTTCCCTTGTTTTACTAAAGATTTAAAATCTTTAATAATTGCATTAATTTTTGTCGTCCGCGAAGAATTAATTGAGGTTATACCTTCTTTTTCAGATATATAACCGAAATATCCAGTATCTACCATTTCTCTAAAAGTAGTCATTTTATTCTTACCTCATAATATAAACATTCAGTCCCCATTAAATTTTCAATTTTATCTACTTCTTCTTTAATTATCATATCATCATAAAGAGCTATATTGTATTCACAATCAGGGAAGATAATTACAAGCATATAATGACACTCTTCTCCTCTCATAACTTTCAAAAATCTTTTAACTTTTTCTTCTTCGGAAAGGTTAAAATTTTTAAGTTTAAGATAGTTTTTTTTAAATTTTTTTAGTTTTTTTATTTCTTCTTCGTCTTGTTTTTCATATTTTAACATTAAAAACACTCCTTTCCTTTTATTATATATTTATTATATCAAAAATTTATAAAAAAATAAAGAGAGGATATTTATCCTCTCTTATATAATTTTGTTTAACAGCTAAACCAAAAAAGAATTTTATACTGAGAAAAAGGCTGTTCAGCATATATACCAAATCTTTCTGCAAAGTAGGTATAATCTAAACATTTTTGATAAAATTCCCTAATAGGATTATCTTTACAAGGTTTAATTTCCCCTTCTTCCCATTCTAAATCATAGTCTACAACAGTCGGATATTTATAAAGATAAGCTTCTACATCTGCGAAAGAAGTTTCATAAAAATCGTAGTAGCTTTCTTTCATATTCATCTTATCTTCAATATCTTTTCTAAGAGAAGGCTCAAGAGAATTTAAAGCAATAGAGGTACATGGAAAATATCCATATCCATCAGTTTCATTTCCATGCTTCATCCCATCAAACATCTCATAATTTCTAGCGTCATAAGGAGAAATTTTAATATAGGGGTTTGTAATTTCTTCTTTCTCCCAAATATTTTTTTCCTCGTTATAATCATATTTATATTTCTCATCTTCTTCTCGAAGTCTATAAATAGCGAGTTCTTTATAAAGATTAGTTTTTGAATCATATTTACAAATTCTAACATGAATATCAGCGCCCATATTATCCTCCTTTAAATAGTTTCAAAAACAAGAATTAATGTAGTTACAAGAATAGTTGTTAAAATAAAAATAGCCAAACCTTCTAGAAATAAAAGTCTAAAAACAAAAGAAACTAGAAAACCTCCTGCCACATAAAAGGCGATAACTGAAAAAATTAAACCAAGCCAAAAAAGAATTTTTTTCTTGTCTATTTTATGTTCATGCATGTTTCATTTCCCCTTTCTTTTAAAAATAAAGACTTTTTTCTGGTTTTTTGCTGGAAGTCGAAAAAGCGTTTTTTACTTTTTCCGTATATATATATTATAATAAAAATTTTTTAAAAAATCAAAAGATTGACAAACGATGAAATTTTTGATATAATATAATTACAATAGAGAAAAGAGGAATTAAAATGCAAAATGTTATATGTTAGGTCAAAAACTGCGGTTATTGTAGTAAAAGTGGTTTTTGTTTAAATAGATTAGTAGTTATTGATAAACGAGGTGTTTGTAATTGGTTAACAAAACCGGGGTGGGAGAGACCAATAGAAGAAAAGTATAAAAGTAACGCGGGAGCCCGTTTAAACCCCGCAGAATCTAGTAACGAAGAAGAGAAGGATTTAGATAAAATCCAGGAAGGACCGGCGCCCGCGTGATTAATATAAGTAAAGAAAATGAGAAATATAAGAATATTGTAAGGGGTAGTCTTACTGAGCTATTGAGTGAATTGGAATTAGTAATTAGTATGATTTATGTTTAGGGGATTTTTAAAGAGGGGTATAGTGTTGATGTAATTAGTGAGACTATTGATTTATGCAATAAGAGGGGTATGGAGAAGGTTATAGAGGCTATGAAAGATTTTGAAAAAGAATCGAGTAAAAATTAGAAAGTTTTGGACTAGTAAAATAAAATTGTATGAATTATTTTTTACATATGTATGAAATAAAAAAATTACAGACGAGGTAATTATGGAAGAGTTATTGAAAAGAGTTAAAAAATGTAAGGAGTAGATTGGAATTTCTTATAAGACTATGTGTAATAAATGTGATATTCCATATACTACTTTTTATTCTTTTACTGGGGGTGTAAGGAAACTTCCAGATCAATATATAGGGGTACTTGATTAGTATCTTAAAAACCTGGGATTTTAATAGAGGTATGTTCTATTTTTATTCGGGGTAGATTTAATTTTAAAATGATTTTGATTTGAAAAAAGGGGAAACCTTTTTACATTTTACAAGGAGAGAAGAAATGTAGACTATTGTTGTAAAAAAATAGTCATCTGCAACAAGAAGAATTTCATTAGAATCAGATTGGTTTGATTATCATCTTGATAGTATTGTTTATTCTTTTATGTTAGTTGGTGCTACAGCAAGAATAAAGCCTGGATAGAAAAAAGATGGTTCTCAGTCTTTTTTATATCTTTCTTAGTCTAAATATAAAAAACTTAGACCAATAATAAAGAAGGTTATAGGTAAAACGGCAAGACAAGTAGGAGAAAGAGTACAAAAGCTTATTGACGCTGGTTATATAAAATATGATGAGCAAGCTAAAGAATATACTTTTCCATATAATTATAATGAGAATTATTATATTGTATCAGTAGATGTTTTAGCTTATCTTTGTACTGTGTCTAATCCTTTTGTTATAAAAATTTATTTTTATTTAGCTGATAAATATAAATTTAAAACAGATTATACTTTTACTTTAACTGAGCTTCGTTAGATGTTAGGTTATTCTAAATCAGCAAATAGTAGAGTAAATGATCTTATTAAAGTAGCTTTATCTGCTTTATCTGTAATGAAATTTATAGAGTATAAAAAAGTATGGGTAAAAATACCAGGAAATGCTACAAATAGACCAGTAGAATAGTTTCAATTAATTAATGTTGTAGGAAAGAGATTACCTAAAGTCATAGAAGAAGAGTTGGTAAATAATCTTTCTTTATAGAGTAAAAATATTGTAAAACTTTTATCTATAGATTGATTTGCTTGTGTGGATATTTTATCATTATCCATTTTAAGATAACAAGATATTTTATCATTATCCATTTTAAGATAGTAAGATGTTTTATCATCATCCATTATCTTAAAAATGGATGTTTTATCATCACTTCCTAATAGTCCTAATAGAATAATTCTTCCTAATAGTTTTATCTTAATAGGCTGTGCGATTTTGGTGAGTGAAGTTTTGATTGGGCATTTGATGCAATATATCCGGAAAATAGATGCATATGGAAAAGGAGGAACAAAATGAGTATAACAATGACTGATAACTGGAGAAAGCAGATTATAGAAAATTACGAAAATGAAGGTTAGTCTTATTATTAGCTTATGAAAAGAATGAAATAGAATAGAGAAGAAGCAGGGATAGAAGAGACAAAAGAAATGTTTAATAAGGTTTTAGAAGTATTGGAAGAAAGAAGAGAAAAAGGAATAATACCTTCTCGTTATAAATAGGATATATATTATTGGTAAAATAAATCAAAGGCTTTGGAAAAATAGTAAAATTGTGGAAAATGTGGAAAATTATAAAAATTGTAGTGATGCGGTGCACAGGACCAGTCTAATATTCCTTATAGCAATTTAAAAATCTACCGTTAAGCATTATTGTTAAAATTTTAACAATCCTTCCCTTTAACTAGATTAAAAATCCATATAGTTAGTCATTTCTTCTTTGACCAGCTGCCGCGTACATATGCTTTAACCATTCCAACTAGCCATATAGACCATATACTCTCTTTTCTTTTGATCGTTACTCTTGCTGACTTCAATACACTAAAGCGTAACGCTTTACAGTGCTAAAGCGGAGAGGATTGTTAAATTTTTAACGGCATTGTTAAAAATTTAACAATATTTTTTTGTTCATTTTGTCTATTGACTTTTTATAAATTTAGTACTATTGTACAAAAAATAAATATTATGTAAACCTTTTTTTGTTACTATTGCATAATAAAATTTCGGGAAAAAGGAAGATTGTTAAAAATTTAACATTTTATTTGTGAAAATTACCTATTGACAAGTGGAGGATTTTTCGGCGCAGGTGGAACATTATCGCGCCGGCAAAGTTAGAGGACTTTAATTGTAGTTAAATAAAAAACACCCCGAAGGGTGTTTATTTAAAACTGATAGTCTAAGTCTTCAAAATTTACAATTTGATAACCATCATTATCATAAATTGCAACTCCGAGAGAAACCGCCATATCCCATGCTTTCCTAAGCTCATTTACTGCTTTTTCTCTTTTGGTATTTTCACGGTCTTTTTTAAGGTCATGAATATTATCTTCAAGATTTTTAAGTTCTTCATCATTAAGTTTTCTAACTTCTACCATAATTTGTCCTACTGTCATTTTAATTATCTCCTTTCGTAAATCCATGAATCATCATTTTTTAAAACAACAATAAGATAATCATAAGCGTAAATTACACCTCTTCGGAAAGCATTTACCTGCTCAGAAGTAGTAGGATTTTCTTTAAATTCTTTTTGAAAATTTGATTTGATTGCTTTAATAAGTTCAATGTGTGTCATTTCTTTATCTCCTTTCGATGGTTTAATTATATCAGATAGAAAAAGAGTTGTCAAGAGTTTTTTAAAAGTTATTTATTTAACGCGGCGGCCCGGTCAAAGGAGATTAGACTAATCTAATCCCCGTTAGACCTGTACCCGCAGTTAAAACCATTCTTTAATAGTTCCGTCTATTTCAACACCCTTAAAATCTTTATCTTCTTCTTTTGAATAGAATTCAAGCCCTTCGTATTCTAATTCATCTAAATTATAAGCTACTCCTTCATTAATGTCAATAAAAAGTTCTCCAATAATTCCACTATTAGTATCTACAGTAACAAAAGGTCTTAAAGAATTTTTAAAATGAAAAACATCTTTAAGTGTCATTACTTCGCTTCTATTCCAGTCCTTAATCATTTTCTTCTCCTTCGTGGTTATTGTAACAAATGTAATCATCATCTTCATCCCAGAAGAAATAGAAATCATCACATTCTTCTTTTGGGTCTGCATCGGGATACATCATGCAACATCCATTAGCATCAAAATAGGGGCAATCCCATGCATTAGCTGGGCAGTGAATGTGTCCTTTGTTTGTTTTCATTTTCTTTTCTCCTTTCTTTTGATAAGTAAATTATAGCAAATAAAATATCTTGTGTCAAGCAAAAAATTAAAATTTTTTAAAAAAATGATGAGAAGTTCGCCCGGGCAGATTGTTAAGAAAATAACAAGCAATTATGCTTATTTTTTAAGATGTTTTTCTTAACCTCTCTTTTAAAAAATCAAAGAAAAAAAAGAATAGGGCGGTGAAGATTAGACCACCACCCGCAGTTTTAATGATTGAATCTAATGTACTGTTTGAACCAGCTTTTTCCAAAATAATCAATAAATTCTTTTTCATATTCGGGATAGTTTTCCAGTACAGATAATTTAAAAATAGTATCAAAATCAAGAATGGCATACCATTCATTAGGATAATTTTCGTTACATTTAGTAAAACGAAAGTTATCAAGAAGACAATTCATTGTTTCCTGTCTTTTGATTACCTTTTGAGCATCAGATAAAAGAACAATTTGTTCTGCAAAAATAGGAGTGATAGAAAATCCTTCTACTTTTGTACCGCTAATTTTAGGTTCGAATGTCATAATTATTCCCCTTTCTTTTTACGATGTTCTACAAGATTTATTGTAAATTCTCTGTTATCAATGATTAAATCAATGTATTTTTCATCATTTCTGATAGAAATTTCAAGATTTGGATAACTTTCTCTTACATTATCGTAGAAAAAACTATCAAAAATATGAGAAATAATCTGTTTTTTCAGTGTATTTTCTTTCTTTTCTCTTGGTTTTCTTTCCTTTTTTTCACCTTTTGCACCATGAATCGTAGAAGTAATACGATTTTTTGTAGCTTTTTTAGTTATTTCTTCAACTTCCTTATTCTCTATTAAGTCATGGTCAAAAAGATAAACCTCGCAAGCTTCTTCAAGAGAAATATCAAGAGTATCCATCATTTTATCAATCTCTTTATTGGGGATTTCGTAACCTTTATATTTCATCTCGGGTTTCTCCTTTCTTTTATCTTTTGTAATTAAAGTATAACAAAAATTTTTTAAAATGTCAATAGGGATTTTGAAAGTAGTTTTTTTAACAATGTGACCCGGAGCGGCTTGTTAAACTTTTAACAATAAGGACAAACGAAAAGGGCTAGACGATTGTCTAGCCCAACACCAAGGAAAGGAGAAGAAAACAAATTTTAGATAAAAAATGCGTCTGGTGGGAATCGAACCCACATAGTCACGATTAAAAGTCGTGTGCCATACCTTTAGGCGACAGACGCAGAAACCGCAGGCGGTTTTTAAGGACTAAAACCGCCAAAACCTTTTAGGCTCACGCGAGAGCGAAACGAGAAACTTTCTTCTCAATGGTCTTTACGACCTCTTTCGTTCCATCTTCACCCATCTGCCGAAGCAGAGCAGAAATTTTCTGCGAAGAGTAGTCATTCGGAAGAGCCTTAAGGATTTCCGAAACAGTCATCGGTTCATCAGCAGAACCGAGAACCTCGCGGATTTCCGCTTTAGTTGCTTCGTTAGCAACCTGAGTTTTAGTCGGCTTGGAAGAACCCTTTTTCTTCATCAGCTGAGCCTTAAGAGCCGTAAGCTTTTCAGCAGTTTCAGAATCAACAGCGTTAATAGCAACAGTGAGAGCATCAACATAAGTCATAGCCATAGTACATTACCTCTTTCTTTTTTAAAGTGTTTTGTTTTTCTTTACATGTTTATTATAGCATTTCTTTATTAAGTTGTCAAGAGTTTTTTTAAATTTTTTTGGAGATTTTAAACTCCGTGAAATTGGTTGAATGAGTTTGCCTTGTGCGCACTAGGTAGGTTTTCTCACTACTTTATAACCGCTTTCTTTATTTATCTTATGTATTTATTATAACATAAGTTTTTTTGTTTGTCAATAGGTTTTTAATTTTTTTTTGAAAGTTTTTTTGAAGCTTTAACTTTCCTTTTCCCTTTCGACATAATAATTATATCAAAAATTTTTAAAGAAAGCAAGTTCTTATTTAAGTACAATCTTTGATAAAAGTTTAACAATCGCGGCCGGACTAAACGGGTGCCCTTGTTAATTAAGGGCTCCCGCAGTTTTAAAGTAAGTTTCAACAGTTTTATTAAAAATTTCTACAGGAATATCTACTCCCATAAACCTATCATTCTTTTTAAAAGTGTTAGGATACTTTTGAATAAATATTGCTCTTGTAAAACTTTCTGCTCCTTCTGATGGAATTGACCCACAATCAATAATACTTTCAATGACTACTTTAGCAATAGTAAAACCTGCTTTTGTGTAAGACTTGATTTCTTCTTTTAACCTTTTATTAGTGGCTCTTACCGTTGTCCCAATTTTAGTGAAAAGAATTTCATCATCACAGCCATAAAATTTAAAACAATAACATTTATCAGCATTTGGAATATCTTTTACTTTTGAAATAATTTCAACATTAGGTTTAAAAAATTCAATAGCTTCCGAAAGAAGTTCTTTAAATTTATGTAAATAAGTTCTTATTGTAGAAACGGCATAATTTACATAACTACTGATTTTCTTAGGCGGAAGTTTTTCTTTAAGTCCAAGATAAACAACCTGTAGTCTTTTTTCATGGGGAACATCACTTTTAAATACATAAGGATTCATCTTATTTTATCTCCTCTCTATTGATGAGATAATTATACCACAAGTAAGTAAAAGCTGTCAAGCAGAATTTACTAAAATTTTTAAGATTTTTTCTTTTAAACGATAAAATGTTCAGTGAATGAAAACACATCTTAAATTTCAGTAAATTTATTAGGATAGACATCTATGTTTTTAAAACTTCAGACTGTGATTTTTTTAACAATGCGCGCCGGTCCAGCTTGTTAATTTTTTAACAAAACGTATAATAAAAAAGGGACTGTTTCCAGTCCCCTAAAGCCTTGCGTGGTACGCTATTTAGGAAGCGTGCAAGGGAAGTCATGCAAGGGTAAACAGCGACTTACCCTTTACAACAGCCTTGTTAACAGTGCCGTTGTCAACCATCTGTTTAAGGTTGGCACTCACCCTCTGATTGGTAAGACCATCTTCGTTGAGAGTGGTCATGATTTCAGTTACCGTCATGCCCTCATCGGACAGAACCCCGAGAATGTGTTCTTTGAGAATTTCATTCTCTTTCTGACGCTTGGTCGGCGTCTTGCTACCAGTGCGCTTCTTATTCAGAAGCTCGACCTCATGAGCGATAAACTCATCAAAGTCATGATTGCCCATTTCGTTGAGGATAGTTGCGATTGCGTTGAAGTTTTCTTTCTTAGTCATAGTACATACTTCCTTTCTTTTGTAAGTGTGTTTGTTTTTCTTTATGTATTTATTATATCAAATTTTTAAAAGGTTGTCAATAGTTTTTTTTATTTTTTTTATTTTTGCCATACGAGAGGGACGCAGGCGCCTTGCGCTACCCCTCAAGAGGGATGGTTTTATGTCATAGCGCCCACCCTTCCCTAAGCGCTTTTTTCCTACATCGCATCATTTTTGTTTCCCCTTTCTTTATCTTATGTATTTATTATAACATAAGGTTTTTTATTTGTCAAGAATTTTTTTTATTTTTTTCAGCAACCCGACCTACTGTTATCTTTTCGGTGTAGGCTACCGTTCCCTCTTGACATTTATTATTATAACAAAAGATTCTTTAAAAAGCAATAGGCAATATTGCACAAAATATCGGGATTTTTAATTAAAAAATTTGTACAAAATTTCTCTTGACAAAATTGCGGCGTGTGTGGTATAATGAAAAATCAGCCCGCGCCGGAGGAACGCGGGCCGCCACAAAAAGCTGGGTTTGTCAAGGGTTTTTTGAAAAATTTTTTTATGCGGCCGGGCCAAGGGCACGCCCTTAAAAATTAAGGGCGCCCGCGGTTAAATAATTTTGTAATAACTCAGCAAAAAGTAAATATTCAAACTTGCATTTGCAATATGCATCAGAAGACCATTTACCCTTCTATCTGTTTTAATATCTTTAATTATTCCTATTACAGCGACAGCAAGACCAAACCAAGAAATTGACAACCCGTAAATCATAATAAGAATTACATTTACAACGGTAATAAAACATCTAAGGTCATTCCACTCAAATTTATAACCCTCTTCAATTCTAAAAAACTTTTTCATTTTATTTTTCTCCTTTCTTTTCGGGGCGATGCTTGACGAGTTTTACAGTATAGGAATTTTCACCGTAGGTAAAAGAGAATTCTGCTTCATTTTTAATTGCAGTAACTTTTCCACCTTTACCCTCTGCAAAGATTCTAAAGCCATTAAGGAAAGCTTTCTTTTCTTCATCTACTTTTCTTTCTTTTGTGGAAGCCTTTCTTTTATTATCAGATTTTTCGTATCTTTTAATCTGCTTTGCTTTCTTTTCCATCTCTGCCATTTCGGGAGTAACTACATCATTATGGTCATCTTCCCAAAGCTGTTCTGCTTCTTCTTTTGAGATACCAAGGTTTTTCATGTAATTTTTAATTTCTTCTGCTTTTGTCATTTTTTCTTCCCTCCTTGTAACTATACTATAACACTTTTTAGGGGTATTGTCAATACTTTTTTGAAAAAATTTTTTGCCCGGGCCGAGGTTACTGCTTGTTAAACAGTAACCTTTTTACATTTTTCTTTTTAAGGCATTTTACAAAAATTTCTTTTTCAATTTCTACATCTTCTAAGCCAGTGTGACTTTCTTCAAAATCGGGGTTATTAGAAATATATCTCCAAAGAATTTCTGCGGTAAGTCTGTTTTGCGGATTTTTATGTGCGGTAAGATAGCCGTTTTTTTTGCAATATTCAGAATATTTTTCTGTTTTTCCTATTGCATCCCTTGACATTTTCAATGTATCCCACAGTTCAATTCCATACGGATAAAAATATCTGAATTTTGAACCAGTTAACAGTCTAAGGGTATTATTTAAAGCGTTATAGTCAAAAAAGGCGTTATGTGCAAAAATTGCTTTAGGGGCGTATTTTTTACAATCCTGTTTAAATACCCAATGGATATTTTTTAATGTTTTAAGTTTCCGCTTTCCTGTTTTAATATCTTCCCAATACTGCGGAATTTTATCAGCAAAGTAAGCACTTAACATAAGTTCTTTATCAAGAAAAATTTCTGCGACTACAAAAGAACGAGTTTTATACACTTTTCCTTTTTTGTCAATAATTGCCCATCCAATGTCATAGCAAAGAGAATCTTTTAATTCCAGTTTTCCATCTTCATTAAGATAGCTATTAGCGGTTTCAGTGTCAATTCCAAGATAATAATTTTTGCTCATTTGTTTTCCCTCCTATGTTTAATAGTATACACTATAAGTTTTTATTTGTCAATACCTTTTTTAAAAATTTTTCGGTCCGGAAGGCTCTCAAACAAGAGCCTTCAAAAATTTTGTAATATCATATTCTGCATTTACTGTAGTTCCAAGCGTCCAACCATCACGGACTTTTTTATTATCATCAATAAGAATTTGAAAACCGCCTTTCTTGCGTGTGCAATTTGCTTTTGTTGTTCCGTATTTTACACAATGAATTTCATCATACGGAAAATCATATTTTGCAAGCCAAGCCTTTTTTGCTTCTGTAACAGCTTTGTTATATTCTTTTGTAGCATCTTTAGCAAGCCAAGTTGTTACACAAATTAACCAACCAAGGGAACGAAGCTTATTAAGAAGTTCTACCAGTTCAATCATATTATACAGCGGTTCTGCTTCGTCATAAGGTCTTGTATTTTCTGCCCTAAGGTCTTCCAACCATCCATCAACACCATAAAGATTAGCGATTGTACCATCCATATCGAAAACAAGCATTTTCATCATTTTTGTATCTCCTTTCTTTTTCTATATACAGTATATCAAAGAATTATTTATTTGTCAAGCCTTTTTTTGTCCGGCAAGCCTTATTTTTCAAGACTTGCCAAACTTTTTTCATTTGTAAAGGTGGCTTTTTCAAATTTAATTTGATAGCCTATACCGTCAATGATTGCATCGGGAGCTTCTGTAAATTTGAGATTATCTTTTTCCCAAGCCTGACCGCCTTTTTCAGTGATAATCTTTTCAAAGATTTCACCGCGATTATACTTGCTTTCAGCGACCATTTCGTCAAAGAATTTAACGGAGCATATTACTTCGGAATCCTTGAGAAGAAACAGCTTCTGAGCGGTGTTCGGCTTGAAACGGATTGCATATCCAGCCCCACGGCTTGCTTTGTCAAGAGTAAGGATATACGGAAGAACTTTCGAAGTAGTCTTGCAAGCATATACATTGCCTTTATAGGTGAAGCCAAAGATATAGTCATGTGTGAAGCTAATTGCATTGTAGCGGTCAATTAGGTTGCTATAGAGTGCTGTATTAGTCATTTTTGGTGTTCCCCTTTCCTTTTCTGTAACTACAGTATAGCGCATCCGGAAGGGAAATGCAATACCGGAATATTGCACAAATTTCGGGAGTTAAAAAGTTTAAAATTTGTGCAATTTTTCTCTTGACAAAACTCCAACCAGGTGGTATAATGGAATTTTCGGCGCGCAAGGAACGTGCGCGCGCCGCCAATAAAAAAGAGAGCCTATAGCTCTCTTAGTGTCCTGCTGAGCGACCCCATTTCCAAGGACTGCGGCATGGTGTCCGCTGGTTGCCTGTTCGGCTTGGTTCACACTTATATACCGCATCGCTCGGCTCCATGCGGTCGGGATTCTTTGTCGGCTTGGTCTTACTGCGGCAACTATGCGCCTTCCCTTCTTCTCAGGTTGCCTTACCTCTCCCATTTCTTGACTTTATTATAACACCTTTTTAGGAGTGTGTCAAGTACTTTTTTGAATATTTTTGCAACATTTTTATAAGTCTAATATCGCCTTCAATTCCGTATGCAAAAAAATTTAAAATTAAAAGAGGCAGAAAAAAGACGATATTTAATATAAATTGTTTTTTAGTCATTATTGTTATTACCTTTCCTTTCCTTTTCTGCTTATATCTTATCATATTTGTTTTAGTCTGTCAAGCACTTTTTTGATTTTGATGTTTGATTATATTGAGAAGAGCAAGTTTTTTTTAGACATACAATTAAGCCTTTAAAACTAAAGCTTAAGCGAATAACTCTTACAACCCTGTCAATCTCATCGGCATCAAGGCAAGCCTTGCCGACATTCCGCAAACCACATACATACTGATAATATTTTTTTGTCTCATACTCTCCTGCGCCCTTGTATTCATCAAATTCTCTGTCAATTCTATAAAGCATTGTTTTATCTCCTCTCTCTTTATGTATTTATTTTAGCATAGGGCTTGGCTTTTGTCAAGCCCTATTTTCATTTTTTTTAAAGATTTTTGATTCTTTCGATTTCTGCGGTCAACCTTGCGATTTCAGCTTTTTTGTATTCTTCTTTCAGCTGTGGAAGCCGTGCTTTTAAGCTTTCAATGGTCTTTTTGTTTAACTCAATTCCAATTTTAGTTTGAGCAATCATTTTTTCGCTATATAAGCGGGGAAGCCATTTTTCATCTTCGGCAAGCTTTTTTTCAGTTACTTCAATGACCCTTAAAGCTGTAAGATAATCCATTTTGAACATTTTTGTTATCTCCTTTCCTTTTCTGATTATATCTTATCATAAGCCGGACTATTTGTCAAGCATTTTTTTAATTTTTTGAAGTTTTTTGGTGGTGCTTGTTTTTCACTGCTTGCCACTTTGTAGTGAGGTATGCTTCAAAACTCTACTACCCGATCAAGAGAACCGCTTTTTGGTGGTGCTTGCTTACTGCTTGCGTACTCGGCTGGAGTAGTGCTTGCTTACTGCTTGCCACTTTGGAGTGAGTTGTGCGATTCGGAACTCTTTCTCCCTCATCTCTATATTTATTTTATCATAGGTGAGGTTGATTGTCAACCCCTTTTTTATTTTTTAAATAAAATCCCACCCGAACGTGTCACATTCTTCACAAAATTCTTCATAAGTCATTACTTTCGCTTTATCGCCCCATTCAGCTCTAATCTCTACTAAATAGCTTTGATAGCGGTCTTTTTTATATTCTTCTGATACAGGTTCCATTTTATTCTCCTTTGTGCTTATTTGTTTTCCTTGATTATAGTATAGCAGATTGTAGCCAAAATGCAATAGACAAATGTCACAAATCGGGAAGAAAATATTTGTGCAAAACTTCGCAAAAAAGTTCTTGACAGCGGCGACTCAGGTGTGGTATAATTTTCGGCGCCCAGCGCCCGGGTACGTTAACCGCGGACCGGTTCAGTATACAAAAAGACGCCCTTATCGTTTAAGGGCGTCCGCGATTTTTTCACACACTGTGCAGATAATGATTGTTCTTTTGTCTTCGAAGCCGTATCTTTTAATTGCTGCATCCATAATCTTTTCAAACATTTTCTTTTTCTCCTCTCTCTTGATGATTATATCTTATCACATTTTTAGTAAGCTGTCAAGGCTTTTCTGCAAAATTCCTTTTCTTTTTTTCTGTCATAGTCTTTTGCGCTTTTGAAGGTTCTTGTGCCAGTGTTAAAACCTACTATAACCCTATTTTTTTTATTCTTTTCTTTAATCTGTTTTTTAGTCATTTTCTTTTCTCCTTTTCCTTAATTCTATTGTATCAAAAAGGCTTATTTTTGTCAAGCCTTTTTTATCTTTCATTGTATCCTTTTTTCATATGGTCATAAGCTTTGTTTAAGATTTCCTTTGGTGTTTTTCCCTCTTCATAGTATCTTTTGATTTGGTTCGGTCTTGCAATCAGTTTTGTAATAAGCTTGCCTGTTCTCTGATTGTAGATATTTACGATTGCATTATCTGTCACTTCATGGATTTCCGGACCGTTTCTATGTCCTCTGTCGATAACTACTCTTTTTACCACTTTACCGGAACCGATCTCTTTTATAAGGTTTTCTCTGTCCTGTCTATCTCTTGTAAAGTGTACGCTTGTCATCTTTGTTATCTCCTTTCCTTTTCTGATTATAGTATAACAAAGACCGGTCTATTTGTCAAGCGTTTTTTTGAAAAAAATAAAAAAAACTCAGTGTTTTTTCACTGAATTTTTTATTATTATCTTTTTTTGCTTCTTTTTCCAATTCCAGCTTTTGTATTATATTCTTTCGCTTCTTTTTCCAATTCCAGTTCTTCAAATCCTTTTGGTGCTTCAATGTCTTCAAAGAAAATCTGTTTATCTGTCCATTCTTTTGCGATATTGTAAGAAGCCGTAGTTTTATTGGTAACATTATTCTTATAAAGCAGTTTTCTCATTTTTTTATCTCCTTTTTTCTTTTATTATATCATTTTTTTATTATATTGTCAAGGATTTTTTATGAGGAGTTTTAAAACTCCTCATATTCAGTTTCTCCATACATTCCATCGAAGTAGTATTCGTCATTGTAGAACTCTTCACAGGTAATCTCTAAATCGAAATCGTCGAACATTGTTTTTATCTCCTCTCTTGTTTAGGTGTTTTCCCTTTCCTTGATTATAATATACCACACTGGAATGATAATGTCAACACTTTTTTGAAAAATTTTTGCACAATTTTAGGATAAAAAATTTTTAAATATTTGTGCATTTTTTCTCTTGACAACTTGGCTTCCCGCATGGTATAATTTTTCGGCATGGAGTGGTCGATTTAGACAAAAAAAAAGAAGCTTTTTAAGCTTCTTTTTTCGCTTTTCTCAATGTCATGTTTACAAGTCCTTTTAAGATAATGCCCTTTGTATCAGAAATCTGTTTTGCTTTCTCTTCTGCTTCATAGCAACTTGTTGCATAATCAACTACTTTACCATCGTTATAAATTGCAAAACCAAAAGCCTGTTCGTGAATGTAAATGTTTTTTGTTGTCATTGTTTTATCTCCTTTCGATGATTTAATTATATCACTTTTGACCGGAAAGTCAATACTTTTTTTGGAAAAAGATGCACAATTTTAGGATAAAATTTTTTTAAATATTTGTATATTTTTCCTATTGACAAACTGCCTCCTCATGTGGTATAATTTTCGGCCTGCGGCCGGTCGTTCTGGATTAAACTAAAAAAGAAGCGTTTTAACGCTTCTTCTAATATAGGAAAAGAGAAGTCAAAAAGTAGCTTTAATTTTCACTTAAAAACTTGCTACTCCCAGTCGGTCGGATTTTTCGGACAAGAACAACTGTTTTTGGTTGTCCTGCCTTGTTTCTTTATTGTTCTACAAAAATTTTTTGAGCAAAAAAGAAAACTGTGTTTGGCTCTTCATTATGTTTATTGCACGAGTCTAAAAAATCTTTTACAGATTCAGACCAGACAAATGCAATCTAATGTAAAGAGCCTTGCGAGAATTGAAAAATCCGATAAATCTCCTGCATCTCTTTTTCTCCTTTATTTATTTGTTACTATTATTATACCAAAAATTTTTTAAAAAGTAAAGAAAAAGGGTAGAAGTTTTATTCTTCTACCATTTCCCATTCTGTAGCAAAAGTGCAGTTGTTATAAAATTCCATTGCTTCTTTAAAGCTATTGAATTCTTTTGTAAACTCTTTAAAACCTACCGCTTTAGCTGCCTCAGAACCGTTGAACTTGATTTTTAACATTTTATGTATCTCCTTTCCTTTTCTGATTATAATATAACACATTTTATTTTATTTGTCAATAGTAAAAATAAAAAAATTCGCGGGAACCGGTTCATCCAGTTTTTATCCAGTTCGTTAAATTTTTAACAATCTCGTTCTAATAAAAATAAGACCGGTCCAAATCTTCTTTGGACCGGCCGCCGCGGTTACTGTTTTTTAAGTTCTCTGATTTCTTCTCTGATTTTTCTCATCGTTTCAAAGTCTTCTCTTGTCCAGCGGTCTTTCATCTCTAAGAAAAATTCTTTCTTTTCCAGTTCTTCGATTCTTTCTTTTGTGGTAGCCATTGTTTTTATCTCCTTTCTTTTTCTAACTATAATATACTATACTTTATCTCTTTTGTCAATACTTTTTTAATATTTTTTTATCTTTTTTATTTCATCATCTTCAATAATATCATCTGTAAAGTTACTAAACATGACAAGTTTTACTTTCTCATTTACCTTGTACTCTTCTCCTTCTTCAAGTTCCCATTCCCAAACATTTCCTGTTTCATCAATAAAAAGAACAGTTTCGTCTTCTATTGTACAAACCCTTGCTTTTCTTGTGTAAGTGCTTTCAATCTTTGAGCAAAAGCCAAGTAATACAACAAAAAGAACAACAATAATTAAACCTTCATACCAAAATCTTTTATTCATTTTCTTTTATCTCCTTTTTTCTTTTATTATATCACTTTTCTTTTTTTTGTCAAGTAGTTCTTTGTACAAAGTGTAGTTTCTTACTTTAATAATTGTGTATCCTAAATTCTGCAATTCTTTGCCTGTTAAATACCTCTTGTTACAAATCTTTTGTATAGCCTTTATCTTATAATCAATAGGATGTTTCTTGTATTCTTCGATACTCTCAACATCAATTAAAGTGCTAATTGGTTTGTATTTATTATTCTTGTCAAATAAAGTAATCTGTAAAGTGACCATTTTCTTTTCTCCTTTAATAAATGTTGTTAGTTGTTTTGCTTTTGTTTTCTATTGCTTTAGAATAACTGAAAATAAGTTGCTTCTAAATACTTTTATAATTGCTTAAAGAAAGATTGTTTGTAATACAATAAATAACTTTACCTATTGTAAATATTTTTTTAATTTTAGAATAGAATAGCATTATCAATTAAAGTACTCTTTCTTTCAATGCTTTTTACATTATTTATTTTTTATCTTTATTAAATAATAACATAAAAATATTATTTTGTCAATAAAAATATTATTTTGTTTGTTTGTTTTGCTCTTTTGTCTTTTGTCGTTCTCTCTCTTTCTCTCTTCCTTCTCTCTTGGTTCAAACTCTCTTACTCAAGTTTAGTTTCTCTAACCCTTTCATGTAGACCGGATTAAAATTATTAAAATTTTTTATTTTAATTAAAATTTTTTTATTTTAAAAATTTTAATAGTTTGTTAAATTTTTAACAATCTTGCTCCGAATGATCTCTTGTTAAAAAATTAACAAGCTTGTTAAATTATTAACAATAAAACTCCTTTTCATCATTAAGTAGCTGTTAATAATTTAACAAGCTTGTTAATTTTTTAACAAATGGCTTCTTCTGGTTATTAAATTTTTTAATTTTAAAGCAATACATTGATGTTAACCTGTTAAAAGTTTAACAATCTTGCCTGATAGTTCTGTAGTGTGATTTGCTTTAGTCTTTTAGGATTTAATAGAAAATTTTTGCTTCGCATCAATGCAAATAAAAAATCTTGCCTTTTATTTTAATCAAAAAACCGGAGCTTTGCGTGCGGCAACGCTCCGAGCGATTAATAGGGAAGGTATGTTCGGAGGCCAAAATTTTCCGGTGTGCAAATCTACGGAACGTACTAGGGGGCATACCTTATGGGATTTTATAGTAGAGAATCTGAAAAGACTTTGCGCTCGACATTCCCAGTACCAAGTTATTTTTTAAAACGATATTCCCAGTATCAAGTGCCAAATTATTTTTAATTTTCCATATTTTAATATTTATTTTTAAAATCAGAGCAGCTTTCTCCTTCTCTATTTTTCATCATATCGTGCTTTTCACACCACCACATATTATTTAAATAATTTTTACCATGTTTACATTTTGAACAATTATTTAATAATTTATTACTTTCTCTCATATCCGTTCCGCAGTTAGGGCAGAATGGTGGGACATTTGCAATAGGTGCATCTTTTCCCCAATCGTATCCACATACACTACATAATCCATGATTCCACTCTCCCTTCTTTCGTTCTTCGATGGTCGGTGCATCCTTAATTGCCGTGCATGCTTCTGCAAAATCTCTCATGCAATTTCCATAGTTCGGATCGGCACTCTCACATCCTCCACAATCTGTGTTGAGAATTTTAAGTGATTGCATCAGCGCATCCGCATCAATTAGTCTCATCGATTCTCCACCTCTCGATTATAGGTTTTCTCCACTCCTCTATTTCCATCGATGCGCCGCAATAAATACAATACTTCCACCAATTAACGCCAGCTTCACCACAGTTTGAACATTCATAAGCATCTTGTACGGTCATTGATAGACTTCCAATCCATCTTGGCTTTTTGTTAATCCACTTCCCCTTCTTTCGTTCTGGCTGTGCGGATGGCAACTGCTTAATAGCATCAATCGCAACTTTTCGCACAAAATGATTTAAAAGCGTTTCCCTATCGAATGATTTGTTCAGCGCATTAATAGCATCATCAATGTATATGATCTTCCTATTGCTCATTACTATTCCCCCTTATATGGTTCTGGCAATGGCATCCATGCTATGCAGATGGTAATTTGCTTACCATATCATATAATTCGGCATACACATTCCAGTTATCCGGTGATACAATCGGATGGAGTGCAGTGTCAAGATAGTTAAGAATTTCCTGTATTTCTGTTGATGGTTCGGGCTGTGCGGGTGGCAATGATTTTATTCTTTCACCAAGTATTTGCATTATTCTTTCATATAGCTTCTCGTCATATTTGCAACTACCATCGCATCCTCTATCTGTACGCATTGGATTTATGCACATTTCACATTTGATTTGTTCATCGAGTCCTTCTATATCAATTACCGTTTGTTTGCTAATTAAGTCATACATTGCTCTATCGCCTTTCTTAATGCTTCTTCATATTCATTTCTAACAACAGCAACAATGCTGCCAATATCTGTTAAAGCTTCTCCTATTCTCTCTGGCGATAAATTTTCTTCCTGAAGAATTCTTGCTATTAGTTCAAGATGTTCTATATTATATCCGTATAAAGTTGGCTGTGTAGATGGCAGTGCCTCCATATCCTCGTTAAGATTAATTCGCATTATTTTTCTCCTCTCCACGGTTTTGGTAATGGCATCCATGCAACAACAAAATTGTTTATTTCATTATCAATAATCCAATATTCTTTATTGGTTGTCATCCATCCATAAGATGTATAATCATATGGAGTATCTCCAGAATCATCGTGGCATGATACCAACACTTCAGTTCTACTTTTTGGCAATTCTTTTATACATGGAGTCCACTTTAAAATTTCATATCCATTAGCTTCAATTGAATTTTCATCAAAGTCAGCATCTATCTTAACAATAGGTCTTCTTAAATTAATCGTTGCTCTCATTTATATTTATCTTCTTATTCTTTCTCTGTATCACTTTCACACGGAGTTGCTTGCCAACAAAACCATTCTTCTGCTACTCTCCAACCTTTGTGAGCAAGGCATTCATTCCAATCTTCTCTATTATTATTTTTCCCATAGAAATCACAATCTATACAATAGCATTTAGCCAGAGGAGGCTTATCAAAACGATGCTTATATTTATATTTCCATTTTAATCTCTTTATTAAATCTGAAATAAAGCCTTGTATGCTTATAATTATTGCAGTCATTATTCCAACACAAGTAAAACTACCTATTATCATAAAAATATAAGCTAATACCTTAGGCAAACCACCAATATTAATCATTTTTTAATTTCTTCCTCTCTTTTCCATCCATATCTTTTTTCGATCTTTAATCTTTCTACCATATCTAATAATTTAGTTGCTTCCTAAGCTCTCATTTTTGCTTCACAATACTGACAACGAAAACAATCTGTCGGAATTTTTTTCTTACATTTCCAAAACGGGTGCGGTTTTGGATAATAACATTTATAATTGACTGACACCCCTGCTCTATAAACTGCTGCTCCACCTATCATTTATTTATTATTCGCGGCCGCCCTTAATCGATAAGGGCATGCCCTTAACCTTTCCGCGTAATAACGCTACCATGTTTTCCTGACATCTTATATCTCATAAAAATATTATTAATTAAAGGATTTCCATCCAAAATAAAAATAGCATAATCCGCTTTTAAAATTATCTTGTCTACCAATTCATTAATCGTTTTTGCATAGATATTTATTACCGGCGCTCCGTTTTTTCTTGCCCAAAGTTTTCCTAAGGTTTCTTCATTACTTTTTTCACTAGTTACTGACCCACATAAAATATTAAATAGATAACAACCCGATGATTCGATAAGTTCATTAAGCTTATTATCTAATAAACGGTAATTAAGGGCACCGGCCGCCGCGATTACAGCTACATTCATTTTATTTTATTTCTTCATATCTTTTGATTTTATAATAAGCATTTTCATAAGGTGTATTTGTATCTAAGTCAATACAAGTCCATTTTACTTTTTTAGGCTCTATCCAAAGATGCCAAATTAAATTTAAATTGCTGCCTATTTTAAAAGTCCCTAAAAAAGTATAATATTTAATTTTATCTTCCTGCTCTTTTGTTAGCTCTTGTCCTGTTCCTAACCAAAGAATATCTCTTTTTTCTATTTTTCCTTCTGTTGAATGAACAATAGCATAAATATAAGCAGTATAAATATCGGTAAAAATAGTAGAAAAAACTTCACTATTTTCTGGAAGATTTACATATTTTTTTTGATTTTTAAAATCGAATTCAATAGGATATTTATATATAACAGACATAAATAATATCTCCTCTTTTATTTTTATAATTAATTATAACATAATTTTTATCTTTTATCAAATATGTTTAATTTATCTAGTTGATTTGTAGAAAAATTTTTGATATAATGTTATACATAGAGATCAAAATGATAAGGAGAAATTCAATGCAAGAAAACGCGGGCGTCGGTCCAAAGGAGATTGATACTAGTCAAGAAGAGGTATTACGTTTAGACTACTCTCTTGAAAGTCCTGAAGATCGAGTAGAATTAGTTAAAAAAATAGTTGAAAATGCTCCTCCTTAGAAATTAAATAATAAATATTTGTAGATTCTCGCTGACTATATCATATTTGCAATGACAAAGTTAGAGAAGAAAGAAAAGAATATTAATACAGATAATAGAATGGTAACTATTAATAAGCGAGAAACTTCTTTTTAGGGATTAGTTGGAAAATTTTAGAATGGTGAAGATGGCATTTATAATATGATTATAAATGATAAAAATGTCTTATTAACCCCTAAATATAAAATATCCTAGGAGGAAGCTTAGAATATACCTTAGTTAAAAAAGCTTAGAGAAGAAATAAAAAAGGTATAGGAACTAGAAAAAAAGGCAAGAGGAAGAAAAAAATATTTGCTTAAAAAGCAAATTATTTAGATGAGACAAGATCAATATATTATAAAGAGTTCTTATAAACCTATTATATATAGTTTAAATCTTATAAAAAGCTTTTCTACTCTTGACTTGTCTGATAGAATAGAAATTGATAAAGATGGAAATATAATAAATAAAGGATTAATTTCTTTTTTTAATCCTATACATATTTCAATTCTTTTATGTAATTATTCTAAAATTAAACAATAGGCAGAAGGACATTTTACTTCTGATATTTTTTATTTAATGCAAGATTTAGAAAATATTATAGATAATGCATTAAAAGATAAATATCCTCTTTATTATGATTTATTAATTTATAAAATAGATGGTAAATCAAATTTAGAAATTCAATAGTTATTATATAAAAAGTATGGACATTCTTATTCTATTGAATATCTTTCTTCCTTATGGAGAAAGAAAATTCCTAAGTTAATAGCAGAATATTAGGAAAAAAATTATTTAATTTGGTATTATACTTTTGTAGAAAAGGGGAAATGGAAACGTTGTTCTAGATGTGGGCAAATTAAATTAGCCCATAATAAATTTTTTTCTAAGAATAATACAAGTAAAGATGGATGGTATTCAATCTGTAAAGAATGTCGAAATAAAAAGAAATAAGGAGGTTTTATACAGTGTCAAAGTTAGTTTGCTCTAAATGCGGTAGAACAAAAGAAGAAACAATGTTCTATACGTATAAGGATGGATCTAAACCTTCTTTATGTAAAGAATGCACTTTAATGCATGTAGATATTTGGGATCCAAATACTTTTGTTTGGTTATTAGAAGAGTATGATGTCCCTTGGCTACCTTGGGAATGGGATAGTTTAAGGTAGAAAGCTTATGCTAAAAACCCAAATAAAAAAAATGATACTACTGTATTCGGTAAATATCTTTCTAAAATGAAACTTAAACAATTTAAGGATTATGGTTGGAAGGATACTGAAAAATTAACAAAATAGCATGAACTCGCGGTCGCCGCTCAAGCGGAACAAGACAAGACCCTTTCTGAAATGTATGCTGATCAATTTTAGAAAGGCTAGATTACAGAAGCTCAATATCGCACCCTAGTAAAAGCGGAGATCCAGCGTTAGCGGGATAAACCTGTTCCCGCGGATTATTCTCCTATTGGACAGAACAATTTATATAATGAAAAAAATTTTATGCCTGAATAGGAAATACCAGATTTAGCACAAGATTTAACAGAAGAAGACAAAAAATATCTTGTTATGAAATGGGGTAGATATTATACTCCTCAAGAATGGGTATAGCTTGAAACTTTTTATAATGAGATGATGGAGTCTTTTGATATTCAAGATGCAGATACTCGTTCTACTCTTATTCTTATTTGTAAAAATAATCTTAAAATGAATCAGGCTATTGATCAAGGGGATCTTTAGGGTTATCAAAAATTAGCAAGAGTTTCTGATACATTACGAAAGTCTGCAAAATTTACAGCTGCTCAGAATAAAGAAAAAACAAGTTAGTTTATAGATTCGGTTGGTTAGCTTGTTGACTATTGTTAGAAGCATGGTGGAGAAATTCCTCAAATTCCTATTGATGTATAGTTAGATGTAGTAGATGTTATTATAAAAGATTTAAAAGATTATACTAAATCTTTAGTATATGAAGATCCTGCTTTAAAAAGATAGATAGAAGATTATTTAAAGAAGATTAAAAATAATGAGCAGCAAAAACAAGATAGGAAAGAAGCCAAAGAAAAAGGACTGGATTATGTTTAGATAACAGACCAAGATATTCAAGCTTACAATAATTAGATTTAGAAACAAAAGAAGGAGGATGAAGAAAATAGATGAGCCTTCAAGCACTCCTTTAGTTAAATAGTCAAAAAGATAAAAAGCAAGGTATTTCAGAAGAAAGATTAAATGCTAATCTTGAAAATATTAGACATTTAATTGCTTTTTTTAAATGGTATCCAGATCTTTTTGTTGATTATGTAAAAGGGCCTGATAGTACATTTAATTTTAAATTTTATCAAAGAGTTTTCCTTCGTGTAGTTATGCGGCATCGGTATGTCTATGCAACATTTCCGCGTGCTTATTCAAAATCCTTTCTTTCTATTATGGCATTAATGCTTAGATGTACTTTTTATCCCCGTAGTCATTTATTTGTTACTACTGGTGGTAAATAGCAAGCAGCTAGTATTACAATGGCTAAAGTAGAAGAAATATGTCATTTATTACCTGTTTTAGAAAAAGAAATTAACTGGTAGCGTGGTAAAACAACTAAAGGAAGAGATAATGTTCGTTACGTATGGAAAAATGGTTCTACTCTTGATATTCTTGTAGCAAGTGAAAAATCAAGAGGACAGAGACGTACTGGTGGTTTGATGGAGTAGTGTGTTCTTATTGATGGAACTACATTAAATGAGGTAATTATTCCTACTACAAACGTAGACCGTGTACTTGCAGATGGATCTATGCATAAAAATGAATTAATAAATAAATCTCAAATTTATATTACTACAGCCGGTTGGAAAAATACTTTTGCATATGATAAATTAATATAGCTTCTTGTACAAAGTATTATAAATCCAGATGAAGTTATGATAATGGGTGGTACATATGAGACTCCTGTTAAAGAAGGACTTCTTAATGAGGATTTTGTGGATCAGCTTAAACTTTCAGGTACTTTTAATGAAGATTCTTTTGATAGATAGTACCGTAGTATTTGGTCTGGAGATGCTTAGAATGCATTCTTTTCTGGCGATAAATTTGATAAACATCGAACATTACTCCAGCCTGAATATGAATACAGCGGCCGCAGTTCAAAAACTGCATACTATGTTATTGGAGTTGACGTTGGTCGTATTAAATGTACTACAGAGGCACTAGTTTTTAAAGTAACTCCTCAGCCTCAAGGAGCTGCATTAAAAAGTTTAGTAAATATTTATACTTATTAGGCAGAAGATTTTGAAGAACAAAGTATTAAATTAAAAAGGTTATATTATAAATATAAAGCAAGAGTTCTTTCTGTTGATGCCAATGGACTTGGAGTTGGATTGATTGATTTTATGACTAAGGCTCAAATTGATCCTTAGACAGGGGATGAACTTCCTCCTTTTGGCGTAGAAGGTGGGACTGCTCAAGATACTGTTGATTTATATAAAAAAATACGAGGAGCAGGTGTTGAAGAAAATGCTTTATATTTAGTAAAAGCAAATGCACCTATTAATACGTAGGCATATACTTATGCTAAAACTCAACTTTCTTCAGGTCGTATAAAAATGCTTATTGATGAATCTCAAGCAAGAGTAAAGTTGATGAGTACAAAAGTCGGTCAAAATATGAGTCCAGATCAAAGAAATGATTATCTTATGCCTTTTGTTTTAACAGATGCGCTTAAAGCGCAGATGTTAAATCTTGTAGAAGAAAATGAAGGAGTTAATATTATTTTAAAACAATCTTCTAGAGGTATAAATAAAGATAAATTCTCAGCTTTTGTTTATGGATTATATTATATAAAACAAGAAGAAGATCGAAAAAAGAAACGAAAAGGCTTAAATATAGCCGATTTAATGTTTTTCAGTTAAAGGACAAAAAAGATAAAAAATATTATTATTTTTTTAAATAATAATAGTTAGTAAAAGGAGATGAACTGAAATAAATGAGAGCTTCTTATGGATAGATAAAAATAGAAGATATATTAAGAAAAGCAGGATTAAATTTTCAATAGGAATATAGTTTTAAGGATTTAATAAGTTCTTCAGGTCATCCTTTACGTTTTGATTTTGCTGTTTTTGATGACGATGGTGAAATAGATTTTTTAATATAGTATCAAGGAATACAACATTATAAACCTAAACCTAAATTTGGCGGTATGACTGGACTTAAAAAACAGCAATTTTATGATATGAAAAAAAGAGAATATTGTCATAAAAATAATATTAATTTAGTTTTAATTCCTTATTGGGATTAGGAAATAATTACTTATGATTATATTATGAAACTAGCTGGATATTAATTTTAAAGAGGTGTCTTATGAAAAATAGAATGGCGCAAATTAAAGAAAAAGGTTTTAATATGAACCTTGCCACCGACACCGACGAGAGATATACTCCTCTTGATTTTAATAAAATTAAAGTTGGTTTAAAAACTTTAGATGATGCTATTGTAACATATGGTGATTTAAGAAAAACTAATCCAAGATTAGGTACTAAATAGAATATTTTAAAAGCTATTAATAATGGTGATTTAGCAGAAATGCGAGATATCTCAAATTTCTTTTATAAACATAGTGGTATTTATAGTAGATTATGTCGTTATATGGCTTATTTATATAAATATGATTGGTTTATAACACCATATATTGAGCAATGTGTTGGTTTATTAGATACTAATGCAGGTTTACAAGATACAGAAGCTAATGAACAAGCTGATGAAAAGATTAGAAAGAAACAATTTATAAACTTTTTTAAAGTTTTAAAATTTTTTGATTAGTTTGAAGTAAAAAGATTTTGTGGAAAAGTTGCTTTAAAAGTAATTAGGAACGGTTGTTATTATGGATATTTAATTTCTCAAAATAATAAAGTTGTTGTTCAAGAATTATTACCTAATTACTGTAGATCTAGTTTAGAAGTAAATAATAGACCAACTGTTGAATTTGATATGAGATTTTTTGATAATTTTTATAAAGATACTTAGCAAAGAATTAAAATATTAAATTTATTCCCAAAGTAGTTTAAAAAAGGATATGAACTGTATAAAAAGGGAAAATTACCAAAAGCTTTCCCAGGAGATTCTGGAAGTTGGTATTTATTAGATTATCGTTCTGTGGTAAAATTTAATTTAAATGATAATGATTATCCTCCTTTTTTATCTATTATTCCTTATATAGTTGATTTAGATGCTGCTCAAGATTTAGATCGAAAAAGGATGGCTCAAAAGCTTTTAAAAATTATTATTCAAAAAATGCCATTAGATAAAAATGGAGATTTAGTATTTGATATAGATGAGGCTCAAGCTTTACATAATAATGCAGTAAAAATGTTAGGTAGAGCAATAGGTATTGATGTTCTTACTACATTTGCAGATGTAGATGTAGCAGATATGTCAGATAAGGGCAATCAATCTAATGTAGATGAATTGGAAAAGGTTGAAAGAACAGTTTATAATGAAGCTGGTGTTTCTCAGATGCAGTTTAATAGTGATAGTAATACTGCTTTAAATAATTCTATTTTAAATGATGAAGCTTCTATGTATGATTTATTACTGCAATTTGAATCTTTCTTAAATTTATTATTAGATCCTTTCAATAAATCTCCAAATAAATGTTATTATAAAGCACAATTTTTAAATACTACTATCTATAATTATAAAGAAGTATCTAAGTTATATAAAGAACAAATGCAAATTGGTTTCTCTAAAATGTTACCTCAAGTTGCACTTGGACAAACTCAAAGTTCTATATTAGCTAATGCTTACTTTGAAAATGATATTCTTGATCTGGTTCGTGTATTTATCCCGCCAATGATGAGTAGTACGATGAATGCGGAAGCACTCGCGGGGAGGGGAAACGTTACCGGTAAAGAATCAAATAAGGCAAATACTTCTGGAAGCGGTACCGGTTAGACCGGCCGCCCAGAAAAGGCAGATAACTAGAAGAGTGATAAAACTATAGCAAATAGATAGAGTATGTAATGAAAGGAGATAATCATGGCATTGCCACATCAATCTATTGCTACGATAAATTCTCCTGAATTTATTAATTTACAACCTTTAGATATAAATCCTTTAATGTCATCTTGTGAAATTAAGGTTTTATATATAGGAGAAAATAGAAATCGTAGTTATATCTCAAAAGAAGTTGCTACTGAAATGGCAAAAACATTACGTGGCGCTCCAATCGTTGGTTATTATAAAGAAAATAAAGAAGATTTTACTGATCATGGCGAACAAATGATTTGGGATGATTAGGGTATTCATTTTAACGTATTAACAAAGCCATACGGTTTTGTTGCTCCTGATGCAAAAGTCTGGTTCCAAAAATTTAACGACTCAGATGATTTTGGAAATGAGATATAGAGAGAGTATCTTATGACTACTGGATATTTATGGACAGGTCAATTTGAAGAAGTTCAATCTGTTATAGATGAAGGTAAACCTCAATCAATGGAATTAGATGAAAATAGTTTAGATGGTCATTGGGCAACAAATGTTAAAAATAATATGGAATTTTTTATAATCAATGATGCAGTATTTACAAAACTTTGCATTTTAGGTGATGATACAGAGCCTTGTTTTGAAGGTGCTTCTGTTACTAAACCTATTGTAAGTGCTAATTTTAGTAAAACCATTGATGATAATTTTAAAAAAACATTATTCTCAATGATGAAAGATTTACAGGATGCTCTAAAAGGAGGATATACAATGGAACAAGAAGCTAAACTTCCTGTTGATGAATTTGAAGCAACACAGGAAAATGTTGAACCTTCTGAACCAGTCGTTGATGAATCTTTCCAAGCTGAAGAATCTTTAGAAAATCCTACTGAAACTTTTGAGCAGGCAGAATAGAATCAAGAAGAGCCTGAGGTAGAATTTAAAGATAAGGAAGAAGAATAGAAATAGGATTAGAATAAAGAAGATTCTCAAGAAGAAGATAAAGATGATAAAGATGATGACGACGATGAAAAGAAATACTCTTTATTAGAACAGCAATATAATGAACTTTCAACTCAATATGAACAATTAAAAACTGAATATGAATCTCTTGTTGAGTTCAAAAATCAAGTTGAGAATGAAAAGAAAGATGCTTTAATTAATGAATTTTATATGTTATCTGAAGAAGATAAAAAAGATGTTATTGAAAATAAAACAAAATATTCATTAGAAGAAATTAAAGCAAAACTTGCTGTTATTTGTTTTGAGAAAAAGGTCAATTTCAATTCAGAAAATTAGGAAGAAATTGAAACTAATAAAGAAGAAGTTGTTACAACTTTTAGTTATTCAGAAGACGACTCAAATTTACCTGATTGGGTAAAGGCTGTTAAGAATAATATAGATAATGATTGAAAATAATTAAGGAGGATTGCTATAATGGCAGCTAAACAGATCAGTAGAAAAGGTTTCGGACAAGTCGAACCTAATCACCTTTCTGCTCAGACTAATGGCCAGATTTATGCACAACTTCCAGCTTCAACTGCTTTAAATATTCTTGAAAATGGTATGTTTTTAAAATATGATTATGCTGCTGGAGAGTGTAATTTAACTGGTAAAGGTGAATGGATGCTTGTTATGAATGAAATCAAGCTCTATGATGAAAGAAAGCAAGGTCTTAAAGACTATGCTATGAAGAAAACTGATTTCATGGGCGGAGAAATGGTTCCTCGTCTTTTAAGAACTGAAATTGGTGATATATATACAACAAATACTTTTGGCGCTAACACAAGTGAAAATTCCACAGTTGCTGGACTTAGCCTTGATGTTGGTGATTTACTTAAAGTTAATCCTGCAACAGGTTATTTACAAGCTGCAACAACAGCTGATATTGGAGTAAATAATCCTGTATGGCAAGTTGGTAAAGTTTATACGATGCCAGATGCTGTTTCACCTGGTGTTAAGATTCAGAGAATTAGTTAAGGAGGAAAACTATAATGGCTTTAGA